GACAGGATCCGGTACGCGGTGAGCCGGCGGGCGTCGACGTCGTCCACCCACGACGCAACGTTCAGCGGGCGGGTCCCCAGTGCACCGTCTCCCAGGTCGGCGATGTGAGAGAGCGGTGACCATTGGTCGTGAAGGAACGTGCGCAACAGGGCCTCCGAAGTCGTCGTAGCGTGTGGCACGCCACAAGGGACACCGTATCGGGCTACTCAGCGTGGCACGTTCGGGCACGCGGGTGATGGTCAGGTCAGGACGCCTGAAAGTTTCTCAAGTTTCTTCCCAAAACGTATGGACACGCGTATATACACAGGTGCATACTGGAGGCATGAACAAGACCAGCACCGAGACCATCCAGACCGCCACCGTCGCACTCGCCCAGAAGGTCATGGCCACCAAGGACATGACCGTCGAGCAGGCCACCGAGTACGTGATCAGCCAGATGATCGCCACGAACCCGGCACTTGCCGCCCGCCTCCTCGCGAGCATCTCATGATCACCATCGAGTCCGACCGTACGGCTGGAGCCATCCAGACCATCGCAGCCGAGATCCTCGGCCACCACGTGGGCGTCACCCAGTCCGGGCGGCTCGGCAACGAGATCACCCTCCACGACGGCTACGGCGGCGGCATCATCGAGGAGCTGCTGACCGCGCTCGGCGCGAACGGTCACGGCGTGGAAGTCACTCACACGACGCCGCGGCCAGTCATGACCGCGAAGTCGGTGCGGATACCGGACGACCTGTGGAGGTCCGCGCAGGTCAAAGCGGACCAGCGCGGCGAGGTGCTCTCCGACGTGATCCGCAAATCGCTCGCCCGGTACGTCAAGCGGGCCTAGCGTCGACCAGCTGCACGGCGACGGGTCGCAGCCTGCTGACGCTGCGCACCGACCCCGGCGTCAGCATGCTTGGGCAGGAACAGGGCTGTGAGGGCATGCACCACCGCGTCGATTCTGTCGGGACTATCACCGACCCCAGTCCAGGACGTCATCTGGCCCTCCAACGCCTGCAGGCGGGTGGTGCCGTCGGCGGCGTGCTTGACCCGGCCGACCTCGTACAGGGCAGCCACACTCTCGGCGCGGATCCGCTTTGACCGGTGCGCGTGGACCCGGGTGACCGGTGGGGCCAGGGGTGGCTGCCAGGACGGGTGGAGCTTGCGGTAGGACGCGACGGCGGTCTGCCAGGACGTTTGCAGGACGGTCAGGACCATCTCACCGCCCTGGTTGTCTTCGATGACGATCCCGGTGCCGCACCAGTCGAACACCGCATGCCAGACCGCGGTGCCCCACTCGGTCGGTGTCCCGCGCAGGGACCTGTCGTCGACCACCCAGGCGATGCCCTCAGAATCCATCGCGGTGACCACGATCCCGGTCTCATCACTGGACGTCTTGGACGTGACAGCGGGGTCGACACCGACCAGGATGGAGCTCCACCGGTGCATCGAGTCGCCGGTGCGGCCACGGAACGCGCTGATCCACGACTCCTGCCAGACCGTGCCCTCGGCGGGGGTGGGGCGTTGCTGGTAGAGCGCAGCCCACGTCCTCGCTGGCAGGGCGGCCTTGATCTTCTCCCACTGCGCCACGGTGCGCCGGCGCGCGGAGGCCATGAACTCACCCAGCGGGCGGCCGAGTGGGTCGCCTGCTGAGTCCAGGGCTTCGGCTTGAGCGGGGATGCTGATGAGCTTCCACCGGTGCGCGTCTTCCTGGGCCAGGAGCCACCCGGCCAGGTCGTCAGGGTGCCAGCGGGTCTGGATCAGGACGACGGGGGCGCCCGGGGCGAGGCGCGTGGATCCGGTGTCGGTCCACCAGTCGATGACGTTGCCCCGGATCGTGGGAGAGTCCGCGTCAGCCCGGTCTTTGATCGGGTCGTCGATGATCAGCAGGTCCACGGGGCGGCCGGTCAGTGCGCCACCGATGCCGGCGGTGTACACCCCGCCTTCGTGGCCGTCGAGCTGCCATTCGTGCTGTGCGGCGAGGTCATCGCGGATTCGCAGGCCGAGGGCTTTGCCGTGCTGGGTGATGGTGTCGCGGACTGCGCGGCCCCAACGCCTGGCGATGTTGGACTCGTAGGAGATGATCGCGATGCGGGTGTCGGGGTTGCGGTGCAGCAGCCACAGCGGGAACCACCTGGAGCACCGGAACGACTTGCCCTCTTGGGGGGGCATGCAGATGATGAGCCGTGCGTCGGGGGTGGTGGCGGCTTCGACGAGTGCGGCGTCGATCAGGTCGAGTGCCGGGGTTTGGATGGTGCGGGGGTCGAGCTTGACGGCGAGGTCTCCGGGGGTCGCGTAGGCAGCCCGCCAGTTCGGGTCGAACATGCGGGCTGCTGCTTCGAGGAATCCTGTGGACAGGGCTACTCCAGCCGGGTCATGCTGCACCGCCGGCGATCGCGCGTAGATGACGGGGCACGATACTGGCGACCTGGGAGAGCTGCTCAGGGGACAGGTTCAGGTCGTCGAGGATCCGTCTGATCGCCTCAGCGACCAGGGCGCCTTGCTGCTCGGCGAGCTGGACGCGGCGTTCTTCGATGCCGGCGCGGATCGCTTCGGAGCAGACCTTGATGAGGCGGTCGCGTTCACGTGAGTAGAGCTCGTACCATGCGTTGGGTCCGGCCCGGTCGACGGTGGTTTTGCCCCAGTCGTCGCCGCCGGTCTTGGACTTGAACTCGGCTTGGCCCCAGATCAGGGCGTGGCCGCCGGGTCGTTCGATGGTGGTCGGGTCACCGTCTTCGCTGTCGATGACGGTGTCTTGGGAGGCGCGGTCTTCGAGCTCCTGGACTTTGGACCGCAGCCACTGGACGTGCACATACGTCCAGGTGACCTCTTCGAGGAGGGCTTCGGTGGGGGAGATGTTCAGGCCGTCGATGCGGACCCCGAGGGTTTTGCAGGCGCGGATCTTGGCGGCGTCAGCTTCGGCTTGGGCGATGCGTTCGGCGGCTTTGCGTCTCCCTGAGGGGGTTTGCCCGCCGTGGGTGGAGCAGACCTCCATGCCGTTGACCTTGGGTCGTCCGCAGGGTTGGCCTTTGTTGTTGTGGCAGGCGGCTTTGGGGTGGATCTGGTTGCAACGGGTGCAGGTGCCGTCTGGGAGGAGTTTCGCGCGCGGGTGGGAGGGCATCAGGACTCGTCGTCGCCGTTCAGGGAGTGGATCATCGGCAGCCCACCGGTGTCGTACCCGCACGCGCCCACGCCCCCGCAGATCGGGCACTCGTCCCAGCCTGGTTGATGACCGCACCGCACGTGCAGTGCAGCCAGTCGCAGGCAGGGTTGTCCTTGCAGTGGAGTTTGCCGGTGACGCCCAGGAGGTGGTTGCAGTCGGGGCAGTGGGACGTGAATGCGCGCTCCGGAGGCGTGGCGGCGGTCATGCGGCACGCTCGCTCTCGGTGCGAGGCCGGAAGACCAGCACGTGGAGTCCTTTGGCTTCCTGACGCGCGATGTAGACGCGGGCGACGTGCATGTTAGGGACCACGTGCGACTCGAGTAGCGTCCCGGCGCTGTACACCTCCATGTGGATGGGGAAGATCACGGCGCGACCTTGGTGACCTGGATAGAGTGGCGGGCCTGGCCTCGGACGATGAGGTATGCCCGCGGGTCACGCTTTGGTGCCCTGTGCCGGGCGCGGTACTCGTGGACCATCACGCCACCTGCTCGCTGAGGTTGTCTAGGCCCAGTCGCGGGTCACACGGCGGACGCGGCGCATCTGGGAGCACGCCAGCGGCGGCGGCGCTGACGTGGACATGGACACCCAGGCCGGCCAGCCGCCCGTTGATGTTCACGGGGAAGGTGACGCTCGTGTCGCGGGAGGTGACGGGGTTGACCATGAGGTCCCTGATCTTGAGTGCCGGGGTGAGGTCGCCGTGAATGAAGAACGTGACCCCGCGCTCGTAGGGCAGGGGCAGGTCGGGGTGTGCGTCGATCAGGTCCGCCAATGCGCGCAGTCCCTGCGTGTATGCGGTGCAGTCTGTGGTCATGATGTGCCTCTTTCTCCAAATGCCTTCGCGTCGGGCGGACGGTGGGGCGGTGGTCCCAGATGCCTGGGTGCCCTCTGAGCATAGCGGATAAGTGCGCTACGTAGCGGGTTTTCGACACGGGTGTTATTGCCTGGTGAACAGGGCGTTTTTCAGGCAGTCAGCCGCGTACTGCAGCAGGCCCAGGTCGCGCCAGTTGGGGGTGTGCGGGGAGGCGTACATCCGCACGTAGGGCGCCCCGTCGTTACCGACGGACTCGACAATGAGTACCCACCCGGTGACCAGGCCCTGCTCTGCAGGCTCGGTTGCATGGGCTTGCAGGGTGGCAGCGATCGCCTGCTCGAGGGCGTCGTGCTTCCCGCTCACGGCTTGGGCCGGTCGTCGAAGTCTGGGTGACGCTCCATGAACTCGGCGAGGGCGAACGCGTGCCAAGCCACGGCGATGATGTGGGGCAGACCCATCTCGGGGTCGATGTCCTCCCCGGACCAGAATGCGTGCGCGTGGCGCTGCAGCGCGGCATAGGACTTGGACCACTCGTATCCGCGTTCCCAGTTCCGGTCCTCGTACTTGGCTGCGCCGCGGCCGTACAGGGTGGCCAAGGTCCGCAGCGGGTGCTCGGGGATCAGGTCGTGCCGTTCGACCTTGGTACCCTTCTCCCCGCCGGTGGAACTGACGGTGCGGACCTCCTCGGTGCCGCTCATGGCAGGGCCAGGACTGCGTCGACGAACTCGGACACGTGGTCGACCCGCAGGTCGTGGATGGCGTGGGCGTTGTGGGGCTGGTTGACCATCCAGGTCGGCACCCCGGCCGCGACCAGTGCGGCCACGTTCTTCGCGGAGTCGTCCACGAACACGTCGGTCGGCACCTCGGTCTTGTCCTTGGTGAAGGTCAGTGAGTCGTGAGGGACGTCGTAGGTGGCCAACCAGTCGACGGTCTGCTCCCGGATCATCTCGCCCAGGACGAAGAACCCGCGAGCGGTGACCAGGTGGATCGTGTGCCCGGCGTCGCGGAGACGCCACAGCGACTCGACCGCGCCCAGGTACGGCTCCCCGGAGTACAGGCTCCCGTTGAGGGTGCCTTCCTCCAGGACGTCGAGCCAGTCCTGCAGGGTGCAGCCGTACTCCTCATTTGGCGCCCAGGTGGTGGGGGTGACACTGTTGGTGATCTTGGCGTTGACGCACAGTTGGTGCGCGTTGGCATACCAAGGGAAAAGCACGTCGTCGATATCCACGCCTACGCGCATGCTGACTCCCTGATCGAGGTGATGGGGCTGGTCACGGTGGCCAGTCCGGGGCGGTCGGCCCATTCGATGTACAGCTGGTTGGCTGGCGTCAGGGTCAGGGACGCGTCCTGCCATTCCCCGTCGGGGCCTTGGTGCGGCGTCGGGTCTGCGGTTCCGGTGAGGCGGCGGATCCGGCAGGGGTCCCAGTCGACCTCGTAGGTGCTGTTCTGTGTGGTGATGGTGTGGGTCATAGCAGGGCCAGGGAGTCGCGGATCCAGCCGTGCTCACCCACGGTGAAGATGAGTAGGCCGGGGTCGGAGTCGGACCCGCCGGCGCCTTGACGCCACCAGTCCGAACCGTTGTCCATCGTCGGTGCCTGAATCCACCACTTGGAGCGGCCGGTGTGCCGGTTCTGGCCTGTTGGTTGGATCCGCATCGAGTGGAAGTGCCCGGTCAGCAGGATGTCCGCGTCAGCCAAGGCTTGGCCGCCGTGGGTCTGGTTGGCCCACCATTGCGGGATCTGGTCGGGGCGGTTGACCTGGTGGCCGTGGGCGAGTCCGATGATGGTCCCGGCGACGTCCAGGGCGAGGGTCTCTTCGTGCTTGTCGGGCCAGAGGACGCTGACATGGCCGAACCTGTCGGGGTTCATGGCCAGGGCTTTGCGGATCTGTTTGAGGGCGAAGATGCCCCAGTCGTCCCCAGGCAGACCGAGCGCGTTCTTCCCGGCCCGCCACCGGCAGTGGTTGGACCCGATCCCGGCCATGACCACAGCACTGTGGGTCCTAGCCAGCACCTTGACGGCCTCGAGCTCGACGGTGGTGGCCACGTCGATCTGGTCCATCAGAGACAAGTCGTTGGTGAACGCCTGGCTCGAGGTGTTCTCGAAGCCTTCGACGAGGTCACCGAGGTCGAACAGGTACGCGGCGTCGTTGCGGTGGGCTCGGGAGTAGGCCTCGATGCCTTCGAGGTAGCCCTGCTGTCGTTCGATGAGCTGGGCTGTGCCACCACGGGAGGCGACTTTGCCGGTTTGGGGGTCGGCCCACAGTACGACCGTCGCAGTGGTGACACGTTCGGGGCGTTCCGCGGTGGCTTTGGCGGTTTTGCGGGCCGCACGGGCGGACAGGAACAGCTGGCGCAGGTCAGGGGTGCTCGTGGACGTCAGGCGCCGCACGTTGAGCCGGTAGTAGTGCATCCGCACCACGGTGGAGACCCGCAGTTTGGTGTCAGGGTCGATGACGGCTTTCAGCCCGTCCCAGCCGCGGACGTTGACCGGTTCGATGACCTCCACGTCGGCGGGGTCCATCCCGGCGTCGATCAGGTAGGCGTCCCATGTGGTGGGCCGCTCGGTGAGGGGGCCGGTGTTGACGGAGCCGGTGTTGCCGTCCCAGACGTAGCCAGGCTCGAAGCCCTTGGGGTGCTCCACTCTCGCGTTGCGTGGTGTGGGCGGCGGGGCCGGGTTGGACGCGGCGATCGCATCGACCAGGGATGGACTCATGGGCAGCGGCATTCGCGCCGCCTGTGCCGGCCGATGCTGTTCTGGGACAGTGCCTCGATCAGGACGCCTTGCTCGACGAGGTAGGCGGTGGCCCGTTGTAGCTGGGCGATGGACTCGGTGCCGCGGGTGGCGGCCAGGAGTTCGGCAGCCAGCTCAGGGTTGTTGGCGCTCAGTTGCTCGACTAGGACTGTGACGGCGCAGCGGGTTCCGGGTCTGCGGTCAGCCATTTGCAGGGCGTCAGCCAAGGACAGGGTCATGTCAGGCATCCTCTTCGGTGTCGTGGTCGGCGTACTCGTCGAGCAGGTCCCGGTCTGTGAGGGCGTCGGGGGCCCAGCCGTAGACCAGGGCTGCGGCCTGTACGGCAGCGGTCAGCGCGTCGTCTGCTGCGATCTGGTCGGGCGTCCGGGCCATGGGCTCAGTTTGCGGGTGTTGCGTGTGGTGTGTGCCATGCCACGCCGTCAGGGTGGGTTAGCAGCATGGGTGGCGGGTGTCGCCGGCCCGGGCTAGTTCGGGGTCCATGACCAGCCCGCACGTCACACAGCGCGCCGAACAGTCAGGGACGGCCGTCAGGGACCTCTTCTTGGTGCAGGTGTCCATGTGGCAGTTGTACGCGTCCTGGTCTTCGATCGGCAGCTGCGCCGCAGGGACCTTCACAGCAAGGGTGCCAGTGAGGAGGATGTTGCCGATCGGTGAAGGGTCGCGGTCCAACGGGATGGCGACGCCTTTGGGAGTCTTGGCCCACCGGATCGGGGTCGCGCACTCGCGGCACACGTTCATTCCCGCCGCCCGGCGATCGCGTCGAGCAGGTCAGCCCATGCGAGCTGGAGCTCACCGTGCCGGGCGAGGTCCTCCTGGCGGACGCCCTGGCACAGCAGATAGCGTCGGTCGTCGCAGACTCCAGCACGCAGCTCGGTGGCCCAGTCGCGCAGGTATTGGGGGGTGGATCTTACGACGGCGGGGACCAGGCTCACACCCTGGGGGAGTCTCATACTGTCACCAGGGACAGGGTTTCCAACGCGGTCACAGTGCGGACGTTCACAGGGACCCCAGTGGCCAGGAACGCCTGATGGGCCAGGAACTGCATGTCCCGGGTGAGTTGGGCTTCGGTCTGGAGGATGGACTGGTCGACGTGCTTGAGGAGCCGGGTCGCGGCCTGGGCTACGAGGTTGTTCATGACGCGGCCTCTTGGGTGCGCGCCGGCTCACTGGTGAGGTGCCAGCACGGCGGGTGGCACTGCACGCACTTGTACGCCCGAACCTCCTTGCGGTTCGGGCGGCGCGAGATGGTGTTGATGACCAGGGCCCGTTCGGCGTCGGCTTCCTTGTTGAAACGGCGCTTGCCGCAGGGCTGGACGCGTTCGAGGAGGGTTTCGGCGAGGACCATGTGGGAGTGGGTGGTGAGGTGTTCCAGGAGCGCTTCGGGTCCGTGGTGGGTCCGCCGGCACACCGGGCACCTGATCACGACGTGGCCTCGGTGTCGGCAGCGGCTCCTGACGGGTCGATCATCGCGTCGAGCAGGGTCAGAGCAGTGGCCCGCTGGTGGGCGACGAGGTCGGTGATCTTCGCGCTGATCGGCAGGGGGTTGGCCCGGTAGTAGTCATGGGCTGCCTTGTACGCGACGCTGTAACTGTCCCAGTAGCCGCCCTTCGCGGCAGCGTCAGCGGCAACGGCAGCGGCAGCGGCAACGGCAGCGGCACCGGCAACGTCAGCGGCAGTGGCAGCGGCACCGGCAACGTCAGCGGCAGCGGCAACGGCAGCGGCAGCGGCAACGGCAACGTCAGCGGCAGCGGCAACGGCAGCGGCAGCGGCAACGGCAACGTCAGCGGCAACGTCAGCGGCAACGGCAGCGGCAACGTCAGCGGCAACGGTACCGGCAGGTCGGTTGGTCAAGTGCTCGCGGACCTTGGCCCGCAGACCCTCAAGCGCCGCGGACCGCTTCGCCCACGCGGCGCGGCGGATCTTGGCCAGCCCGCCATACAGCTCGGACTCGTCTGCGCCGTCAAGGGCGACGAGAGCGGGCAGGTGGTCGTCCATCCCGGCCATAACCAACCATGCCGGGAGGAGGTCGGTCAGGAGGGCTTTGCGGGCGATCGCGAGCCGGGCTGGGTCCTGGCCGTCGCCGGCTGTCCCGACGATCCGCTCCACGTAGGGCAGGAGGGTTTGGCGCTGGTCGTCGTCCCAGGCGTCATTGAGGCGCATCGTGTACGCGCGCAGGACCGGGGAGACGCAGCGCGGGGAGTCGGAGTGCTTCTCGCCGGCGAGCCAGGCTGCGGTTTCGTTGATGCAGTGGCCGTCGCCGAAGGTGTTGTGGGCGCCGGAGTTGAGGGTGAGGGTGGGCAGTTTGGCGAGGCGGTCGGGGTTGATGAGGGTGGTGCTGGTCATGGTGTTCTCCTGGGCTTGGAGTGGATGTGTCCTTGAATGGTAGCGGATAAGTGCGCTACGTAGCGCACTATCGAGAGAGCAAAGTTGCGGGTGTCCTTGCGGGCGCACCGGCCGGCCTCGCGGGCATGGTCAGACCAGGTTGGGATCATTTGGCTGCCTTCTCTGTTGCGTTGATCTTGTCCGCTGTGTAGACCGCCAGTGCCATCGCCTGCCAGATGTCGGCTTTGAAGCCGTAGAACCAGCCGGGGTCGGCTTTGGTGCCCTTGCCGCGGTTGGGTTGGCCTGATGCGAAGCGGTCGATCAATGCCTGGGTGATGTTGGCGTCTTTGGCCTTCGAGCTGTGGCAGTGGTGGAGCTTCACATCGGCTCGGTAGACCAGTTCCCACGGCAAACACCCATATGAGTCAACGACCTGAGCGAATCGGCCGATCCACACGCAGGTCTCGAAGACCTCCGCGCCTACTGGCATTCCGTAGGACTTGATCATCTCGATAGCGACGCGGTTGATGGGTGTTCGCCCGAGGTCGAGCCGGTCGAGTTTGTCGAGTAGTTGCTCGTTGGGGATCTTGCCGATGTCGAGGGGTCGGCGGGTGGTGGGGTCGATGCGGGCGTAGCCGGATTCGGTGCTCCCGGGGTCGATAGCGAGGATGCTCATCGGTTGGCCAGTTCGAGGAGCACGTCTGCGTGACACGGCTGGCCGAGCTGGCACCAGCACGCGAGGTCCTTGCCTGCGAGCTCGGTCCGGATCTCGTGATGCTGGACCTTGGCGAAGTGACCGGCTCGGGAGGGGTATGCCATCAGCATCCCCGGCGTTGGCGCGGTGAGTGTGAGCCGGAACAGCTCGACAACCTCGGCGCGCGTTGCCCAACGAACGTGCGTCTCGATGATGTCGTCTCGGGAGAACCACATGTCATGGCGCGTGCCGTTCGCGCTGATCCGGCCCTCGAAGTCCCACTCGCGCCCGAAGCGCTCAAGGTGTCGAGGGCCGTAGTGGACGAGGCCGCCCATCGGACTGCGGAGCCTGAACGGGTTGCCCCACTTGCTCGGTCGCGCCACGTTCACGGCGTCGGGGTTGTCGGCCCGCCACGGGTGCTGGCGTGACATCTGGATGCGCGCTACTTGAGAATCGTTCTCACTACCAGGGGTGGCCACACAGGTTGACATAATCATGGGTTCAACGGTTGGTACAAACGGTCCGATGAGCTTCGCCAAAACCTCTGGAGTGATCGGGCTACTTGACATAATCATGGGTTGCATCACCTTCGCTGGTTTACTGGCGTTTTGTCGCTCATGGTTGGTCATCCGCTGATCCGAGGTGCCGGTCTAGTCGGGCCGTGAGGGCGTCCAGCCGGGCGATGATCGAGCCGAGGATGTGGACGTAGGCCACGAACAGGGCACGTTTCACGGCTTGGGCTTCGAGGAGGCCCAACTGTCGGGCTTGCCGGGGGCTGAGCGGGCGGGGTGTCATGCGCGTTCTCTCCAGTCGGTGGGCGGGGGCGTGGCGGGCTCGGCTTGGGGGGTTTCGTCGGTCGTCTTTTTCGGTCGTCGTTTTCCTGGTGAGGTTAAGTACGTACTTGAGGAGTTGGGGGAGTTGGGAGTAGGAGAGGGAGAGGGAGAGGGAGTGAGGGGTGAGCTAACCGATGCCGTACTGGACGCCTTATCGGAAGGGTTATCGGAAGGGTTATCGGAAGGGTTAGGCGAACCCTTTGTGATGGGGTTAGGCGATGGTTCGGTGTGACCCCAGTCGGAAGGGAAACCAGCCATGTTCAGAGGGAGTACCTCAAGGGCTTGGCCGGCACGCATCGCCCGCTTCTTTAGGAGGCCTCGGACGTCGTCTCGGGCGGTCCACGCCTTCAGTGTCGGGTCGTCCTTGTGGAGCCTCTTCAGCTCATAGATGACGACCGCCTGGAGGGTCCTGGACGCGATCGCGCCGTAGGCCTTGACCATCGCGGCGGCCACGTTGGGTTGGTTCATCAGGCCGTCGTTGCGGATGAACGACCGGATCAGGACCTCCTCGGTGTCGCGGTCGACGACGATGTAGTGGTTCCGCTCCAGCTCGACCGCTGCCGACTCGACCCGGCCCGGTGTGACATCGACGGCCATGGGTGCGATGCGTGCCGGCCTCCAGTCGGTGACGCCGGCATAGGTCAAGGCCGGTGAGGTCGACAGAAGCATGTAGAGCCACTGTGATTCGGCGGGTAGGTCCCGGAAGTCCTCGTCGGACCACATGGCGAGTTTGAACCGGGCGTGGTCGCGGGCCATCAGGCGATCTCCTCATCCTCATCGTTGTGTTCGGTCACCTGGCGGACGTCAAACCACCTGGTGGCGCGTTCTTCCTCGGTCATGCCAGCCCAGAACCCGTCCTCCTCGGTCGAGGAGGCCTCTTCGCAGCGGCGTAAGACCTCACACGTGGAGCACATCCGCCGGGCTGCAGCAACCGCCCGGGTGCGCAGTTTGACGCGTTGGGTGGACGCCAGGACCGGGAGCTCGGCCGCGGTGTCGTACAGCTCGTACTGGCCCGCACACGCAGCGTCAGCGGTCCATGCCGATGTCCCGTCCAGCAGGGACTGCAGGCCACGATTCATGCGGCCCACTGACGCTGCCTCTTCCGGATCCGGACAACGGTCCGGCTGGTCACGTGCAGCAGCTCAGCGATCTGGTCGGCGCTGAGCCCTTGGGTGGTGCACTGGTCGACCGCGACAGTCCTCTCGGAGTTGGTTAGGTGGACGCGGTCGCCGTAGGTGGCGCGCATGATCGCGACGTCATCCACCTCCGTGTCGACCGGGATGGCTGTCGTGGGGTCCTCGTCTGGGTCGGTGATGTCGTCCCAGCCCATCGGCGGCACCCAGCCCAGGCGTTGCGCCCTCGCCTTGGTTGTGGTCGAGGTCCCGAACTGCCCGGCCAACTGCTTGTACACGCCGCGGATCTGGTGGTGTCGTGCCGCGGTGATGTACTTGGTCGCGCCGCGGCGGATCGAAGCGAGGGTCACGAACGAGATCCCGCACGCAGCCTGCAGCCGGGACGTGTCCCACCCGTGACAGGCCAAAGCCTGCAGGCGTCGACGCGCCACCAGGGCGTCACACCTACCCGCTGTACCCGTTCGGATGTCAGCAGCGAGGATCCGCGTTGTGACCACCGGGCCGAGCTTGCGCAGGTGCCCGGCATTGCGCTCCGTCAGCGCCGACTCGATGTTCTGCGGCTGCAGACCGCATGCGGTGGCGATCCACGCCGGGCTAAACCCTGCCGCGACCCACCCGTCGATGCGTGCCCATGCCAGGCCCGGGTTGGGCCTGGTCAGGCGCCCGGTGCGGCGGATCTTGTTCATACGCCGGCGCAACACCAGGCAGCGCGGGCAGTGGCACACCGTCCACCTCGACAGGTCCCTCTTGATGCACACCTGGTCTGTCATGCCGCATGCGCCGCGTAGTACGCGCTACGGATGTCGGCACGGACCGCTCCAAACGCGGGGCAGGCGATGTTGTTGGCATTGGCCCACACCCGGATGGTCACCGAGTCAGAGCTAGCAGGGCCCTTGCTCTTCTTGGGTTTGCCGCGCAGCTGGGCTTTGGCCTTCGCCAGCTCGGACTCGAGCTCGGCGACGCGGGCCCGTATGCCGTCCCGTGCCTTCTCCCTGGATGCCTGGGCGGCGCGGTCGGCCTGCTCGACAGCCAACGTGGCACGCAGTTCGGTCATGAGCTTGGTGATCCGCTCACCAGTACGCCGAGCTTTGCTGGTGCCGGTCGACGCGCGTTCGAGGAGCTCGGCGAGGTCACCGGTGCGCGGGCCTGCGTGGCCGTGGGTTGCGGCGTGCACCGACGTCACCGAAGGAGCGGGTGGCCCGGCAGGAGCGAGGTTCTGGGCTGCGGTGTCGAGGGCGGTGTTGACAAGGTCGTCGATGTTCATGCTGACTCCTGGAGGCGTGAAGGGCGGTTGGGTTTGATGCCATTGGTTTGCTGCATGGTTCGGCGCTGGGCTTGGGTAGTGCCGGCCCAGATCCCGTCGACATCGTGGGTCAGGGCGTAGGTCAGGCACTCGCGGCGCGCTGGACATCCAGCACACACGGGTTTGACCTGCTCGAGCTTCCAGGCGACGTCGACTTCGATGGGGTGGAACAGTTCAGGGTCGACGTACACGCAGTGGCCAAGCTGCTCGAACTTGGGGAAGTGCTTCAGGAGGCTCACGCTGCTGCTCCCCTGTAGGGAGTCGACGGCGAGCTGCCAGTGGTTGGACGCGACCTGGACCTTGACACCGGGGACCTGTATGGCGCCGGTGGATGAGCCCCGCAGAACAGGTCTGTCAGGGTCAGGGTCACGACGCGTCGCCCATCAGGTCGAGCTCGGCGGGGGACCACTCATACCCGTAGACCGTGCCCAGGGTGTACCGCCAGCCCTTGGTGTGGGACTGCCGCCAAGCGGACGCGGACCGGGCCAGGTCCGTGTCGCGTTGCAGGCCGCCGATGACGTCCAGGGCGATCATGGCCTGAGGCAAGGTCATGGTGCGGATCCGGCGCGCGTACCCGGCACCGAGGACCTTGGTCATGATCGCCGGGTCGTAGAACGCCGCCTCCGCAGCCTGAGCCACGCGGGTGCGGGCGATCGTCAACGCAATGTCGGGGTCGCCCTCGGTGATGACCTCGGCAAGGTGCTGGTGTCGGACCCGGGCAGCAGTGTCCAGGGTGCGCAGCAGTCCAGCGCGGGCGTTGCGCCCTTCGGGGATCTGGTTGACCTGCTCGGGGGTGGCCTCGCTCGGGACAGGTTTGTCGGCAGCCGGTGGCGGCGACGGGTCCTCAGCTTCGGCCTGGGCCCGGGCCACGTCACCCTTGGCCTCGTTCAGCTTCCATGCCCAGTCGCGGGTCCCAACGAACACGGCCAACCGCTCGACGACGGCCAGGTCGGCGAACGCCGCAAGCTCAAGGGCGTCAGTGATGGTCAGCTGCCCGCGGTCCACGCCTTGACGGGCCTGCTCGGGCAGGTGCGCCAGGGTCAGCCGGCCTTCGACGAACGTGCGGGTTCGGCCGAGCTTCTTCGCGATCAAGGTCGGGGTGTAGTTCGGGAACTCCATCAGGGACTGGAACCCGTCGGCCTCTTCGGTGACGGTCAGGTCTTTGCGGTGCCCGTTCTCGATGAGCATCGTCTCGAGCTGCTTCTCGAGAGTGTCCAGGTCGTGGCGGATGATGCACGGCACCGTGTCCAGGCCGGCATCCACGGCCCCGGCCATGCGTCGATGGCCGGCGATCAACGTGTACCGCCCGGACGACTTCTGTGGCGCGGCGACCACGAGGGGCTCAATAATCCCAGCCTCACGGATGGAGGCGGCCATCTCCTCCATCTCGTGGAGGGTGCCGGCGCCACCACGGCGGACGTTGCTGGGGTGGGGGGAGATCCACCCCAGGGGGATCTCCTCGAACGTGGTCTTGGTCATGCCGCCACCTCGGTCTTGCTCGGAGCGAGGAACGTGGTCCAGTCGGCGTCGACCTTGGGCGCCTCTGAGGTTCTGACCTGCATGATCGCGCCGATGAAGTCGGCCCCGATCTGGACGAACACTGCGTGGCCTGCTGTGCCTCGCATCACCATCGGCTCGCCTTGTGTCTGTGCGGCGGCGAAGTCGGCCAAGAATGACGGGTTCAGCAGGAGAGGCACGCTGTCCTCTTTGGCTGAACCCTTCGTGAAGATCGAACGCACCTCGGGGTACTGGCCATCGACCAGCGGCCACGTCATCGAACCTGTCATGAAGCCGTAGTCGATCCCGAGTCCGCTGACGCTTTTGACGGAGAGAACGCCCTCAGCTGCCGTGATAGAGAGCAGCGGGTCGGACTTGCGGGTTGCCTTGAAGATGCTCAGGACCGACCGCAGGGCGCGGATGCTGATGATGGCAGCGAATCCGGGGACAGGCTCGGCCATCTTGACCCGTTGGACACCGAGTCGGTAGCGGTCGGTCGCGGTGGCGATCAGGTAGTCGCCGTGCGCCTCGATCGAGACCGCGTTGAGGACAGGCAGGTTCCATGCGGTCTGATCTGCGAGCGGCATGACGGGTGAGACGAGAGAGCGGAACTGGCTCGCCTTCATAGTGACGGTCGTGGTGGTTGTTTGCGGGGCTTTCGTGCGGGTCATGGCTTGCCTTCCAGTGTGTCCGGGACGAGGCCGATGCCAGCGCCGACGTCAAGGAGGATCTTCACGGGGTCTCCGATGTGAGGGTCGAACGGAAGTTGCTGGGGTGTGCCACGCAGGACTGGGCTATGCGGGCGGTGACTGCGCAGTTCAGGAGCTCGTTGCCGAGACTCTGTGCCTGGTCGGCGTCGACTGTGACCTGGTCACCTGTGGGAAGGCGCAAGGTGATGCCGTCGACGCCGACAGACAGGTGGATCATGCGGACTCGGCCCCCGCAACCCATGCGTCGTCTTCGGGGTTCGGGTCCATGTAGGACTGCTCCCCGCCGACCGTGCTGGCTGCCGAGTCGATGACCTCACCGGTGGTCATGTTCACGGTCTCCTGGTCGGACTCGTGCTCGACGAGATCGCCGACGATCTCGTGGCTGGACACGTGGTTGATGTCCGAGGTCGGGGAGATGTCCAACCGGACCGTGTTGTCTGCGTCGATGGCCGTGGCCAGCTCAGTGGACTTCGGCATCCACTTGGCCAGCTGACGCACGCACGTCTTGTGGGCCATGCCCTCGAAGTGGTCCTTCCATGGCCCGAACACCACGCCCTGCTTGGTCTTCGCTGTGGCGTGCTCCTTGGAGTAGGCCGCCATCTCGTCGTGGGTCATCCAGATGAACGCATGCCCACCAGTGGTGAACTTCACGATCGCGTAGTAGCCCATCGGCTCCCCGCGCTCACCCGTCATTGCTGGACGGTGGACAAGGGAGTCCGCCAACCCATAGTCGATGTCGAGGTGGTCGTTGGTGTACACGGTGCGGGCGATCAGGGACTTGATCCGCCCGGAGCGGTGCGCAAGCTCGATCAGGCCCTGGTAGCCGATGACCAGCTGTGCCTGGAACCCGCCGCGGCCGTCGTTGGCCTTGGAGGACCAGAACGGCAGCAGCCACGCGTGGCCCAGGACACCCGGGCGAAGACCGAGCTGGGCGCAGGTCATCAACGACCCCAGCACCGACAGCCGGTCGCACTGGGATAGCTTCGGGGTCATCCGCAGCGCGGTGATCGCGTCACGGACCAGCTGTGCGGCCTCGGAACCTTTGGGCATCGCCAGCTCGAACTGCTTCTGCATGCCGCTGATGTCCTGCTCGAGGGTGGTGCCCCCGGGCTGGCGCTGAGCGACCGCGTTCTTGGCGACGCGCTCAGTCAGGTTGTTTCCCATGTCAGATTTCCTTCGGTGTTGCTGAGAGGCGCAGTACGCGGGCGCGGTACTGCGCATAGAGCTCCGGGTGTTCGGTCTTGACCCGGTCGAGGTCGAAAGTGGGCTTGGTCGACAGGGCGTCGGCCAGGTCGGGGTGGTCGGCGGCGAACCGCTTGAGCGCGAAGGTGCCGTTCTGCTTGGCTGTGGCGTAGAGCAGGCCGCCGGCGATCAGGGCTTCGCCGCCGGCGAGGTGCTCCCTGATCTGGGCTTCGAGCAGGTTCTCGGCAACCTCTGCGTCCTTGGTCGCGGCCTTGGCTGCCTTCCATGCGGCATGCAGCGGCACGATCTCGGCCGGGTCACCGACGGAGAGCTGGGTGTCGACGGTGATCCAGCGGGCTTTGATCGCGGGCAGTGCCGCGGCGTCGACCGGGGGTGCGGTGTTGCCCAGGACGTACTTCTCCCAGAACTCCGCCTCCATCTCGGTCAGCAGGGCGATGAACGAGTCGTCGCGCTCGACGCGCCTGACCTGGAAGTCGTTGCCGTCGATCAGGGCCACGACGTGGGCGTGGGTGCGGCCGGTCACAGCCAGGCCGTGCTGGACCTGAACCTCGGCGTGGTCGGCGATCTGGTCGTTGTCCCAGTCGTCAGCCATCCGCCAGTTGGTGCACTTGGACTCGAAGATCCCGCCGTCGCCGACGTTGCCGTCGAGGCTGACCTGCATGAACGGGTGGGACTTGGAGCGCATCAGTCCGGCGCGGTGCACGACCAGGCCGGTGTCCTCGACGAACGCCTGACGCAGCGACGGCTCCAGCAGGGTGCCCCAGCGCATCGCACTGGTCTGGTGCTTCTCAGGGAGCTGACCGGTCTTGTCCAGCCACAGCTCGTACCGGGAGGAGAACCGGTTGACTCCGGCGATCGTGGACGCGTCCGACCCGCCGATGCCCTTGCGGCGCTCGGCCAGCCAACGCTCACGCGGTGCGTCGCAGGGCAGCACCTGGGTGGCGTTCGGGTTGGACCAGGGGTTGACCGGCGTGGTGGCCGGGGTGCTCATACCGACACCGGGGTGGTCGTGTGGAGCGCGTGCCAGACGAACTCTTCGTCTGCCTGCTGCCGGGTGGCGTGCAAAACCCGGCGGACCAGGTTGGCGTGAGCGACGGCGGAGGCGTCGTCGAGGGACTTGTGGCGACCCAAGGTGGCACCGTTCGTGTCGTACGCGGTGAAGCCGATCACGTGGTCACCGAAGACCCGGCCGATGGGCGCGCCGTCCAGGTGCAGGGCGTACTGGCCGAGGACGGTCCGGCGGATCTGAACGCCGGTGTCGGTCGTCGAATGGAGGAACATGTGAGAACCTTTCTGTGTGTTACGGGCCCTGGTCCGGCCGCTGTGTAGGCGGGCCGGGTCGGGGCCTGGTTTCGTGCTGGGGGGGGGCTTATGCAGCTGCGCGGTCGGCGAGGTACGTGTCGACCGCTGCTTTGGTGACGCGGCGGGACTTGCGGCCGATCTTGATCGCGGGAAGTTCGCCGGTCCTGATGAGCTCGTAGACCGTGGTCCGACTGACCTGCAGCAGGGCTGCGACGGCGGGAACGGTGTAGGCGAGTGGCTCGTCGTTGCTGGTGGTCATGCTGCGTCGGTCTTCCTGGTGCGGGCATCTGCGCTACGTAGCGCATTGGCGACACGACGAAGCAGTGCCCGCGGGTCGATGTTGAGGACCTCGGAGATGGCCAGGAGGGTTCTCTCCGACGGCTGCCGGCGACCGGCGACGATGTCGGACACCATCTGCTTGGACAGGTTGGCGTCGTTGGCGACGTCGACCTGGCGCTTACCGGCCCGGATCATGGCCTGTCGCAGGATCAAGGTGTCGACCCGGAAGGCCACCCGGCCGAGGTCGGTGTGGATCCACAAGATCTGACGCATGGACAGGGTGGCTGTCGGCGCGCTGGTGGTGATCACCTGTTGCCCTCGAGTGTCTTCTTGACGGCGGTCTTGAGTGCCTCGACGGTGTCGTGGTCCTCATTGATGACCTTGGTGACTGCGTCGATCATGGACAGGCGCAGGCGGCGTTCGCGTTCGGCTCGCTGGTTGGCGGCCTTCAGCTCTTCCTTGCTGTTGTCGGTCATGTCGGTCTCCATTTCGCTGGCGCCGGGAACCTGGACTGGGCCCCTGTTTGTTGTTGGGCTGTGGCGCTGATCCATACTGTAGCGGATAAGTGCGTACCGTAGCGGATTATTTGCAAACTTTACCTCTCGTTTACCAAACAGGTGCCTGACCAGCAGAAACACACCCTTGTAATTTCACCACTTACGGCGTGAATCGGATCAAAACCCGCTTCATTGCGGACTTGTCCGCGACGAACCCCATGCGCATCTCAGGACTATCGGGGCATCATTGCTCCCATGACTGGCACGCCCCCCTCGACACCAACGCAACCCGCCTGGGCCAGGCTCCTACAGGAGAAGCGCCAACAGCGCGGGTACTCGGCGCGTAAGGCCGCGATGCTCGCAGGGCTAAGCGACTCGTTCTGGGGGATGGCGGAGCGCGGATACAAGCCAGTGCGAGGCAAGCCATCACGCCCGATGCTCCCCAGTCGTCAGACCCTCATCCAGATGACCGAAGCACTGCGGCTCTCACCTGTGGTCGCGAACGAGATCCTGACTGCGGCCGGATACAAGGCAGTCCCAGTGATCGGCGAGCAGCCCGACCCACGCACCGAGGTCGACCTTCACGGGCTGACAACGGGCGACATTGTAATTTTGAACGCACTTTCCCGGCATTTGCGAGACGTCAGGCGATCTGGTACGCAACACTCAAGTCATCCGCGGACCGCCTCGAACGGGGGGCCGAATGACTAGCCAGGGGCACATACCGCATGAACTCATCCACCGCTCAAACCGCACCAGTGCTGACCGTGATTGCCGGGACGGCGGTGGGACTCATACCGTGGGTGACCCTGCTCCAGGGTGCGGTGTTTTGCTGCGACGTGACCGAGCTAGCCGACCTTCTGGACGCAAGCAAGGCGACAGTCCTGGAGTCCATCGAGGCGCTGACCTTGGAGGAGACGGACACTCTCGGCGAGGTCTTCCGGCTGCGCGAGCTCGCCACGGCCTGATCGTTGCAGCCCTGGCTGTGGCCTTAGCCGGGTGCGCCAGTGCTATCCCGCCTGAAGCTGTACCTGCACCGACCATAGTCAAGACCACGACGGTCCGCGTATACGGCACCATCGAACGGCCCGGCAGCTTTGAGACCCCAAGGACCCCGGGCGCGGCATGCCGTTCAGATGGCTTCGATGACGTCCACGAGAACGTCTGGTGGTGGATCAGCGCCGGGGAACGGTCCATTGCAGGCGGGCGCCTCGGGAAGGGCCGGGTGCGCGCTGATGTGAACCCCTATAGCAACGGTCCTGGCCCATGCTCGTTCCCGATCGACGCCACTGTCGAGATGCCAGCCGGCGGCGACGTGGCTCTGCACTTCGTCGACATGACCGTGCCAGTCAACCGTCTCGATCTGATGGTTGGACCTGTCACGATCAGGACCAGCAGGTCAGGTCGCGTCTATCTTGGGGTCCCTGGCACGGAGGGCATCCCCGTCGTGCCGCCGAGCGAGTCCCCGACCACGACAGGGAGCTGACCATGGCCGCACGCAAGCAGTTGCGCCGCTCCAATGGTGAGGGCACAGTCTTCCAGCGCAGCAGTGACGAGCGGTGGGTGGCCCGGGTCACCTACGTCGACGAGCGCACCGGGGCTCAACGCTGCAAGGAACATTCCGCCTCGACCAAGGACGCCGCGCTCGAGAAGCTCGGCCAGCTGCGGGAGGAGGTTCGCGGCTCCGGCCTGCCTGAGGGTCGGGCCCCGACGGTGGGGGAGTGGCTGACGCACTGGTTGGAGACCAACGCGAAGAGCCGAGTCAGTGAGAACACCTACGACGCGTACCAGTCGATGGCCACCCACCACCTGATCCCGCTGCTGGGCAAACGCAAGCTCGACACGTCCCTGCGCGCACACCACGTCGAGCGGGCCTACGCGATCATGGCCGCAGGGCGGCCGTGCGGGCGCGCTGACTGCCCGAAGGCCAAGGGGGAGCACTGCGGCAGGTGTCGGCCCCCATTGGCGCCCTCCTCAGTGCTGAAGGCGCACCGGATCCTGTGCCGGGCACTGCGGGTCGCAGCCCGGGACTTCACCACCCTGAACCCGGACGTGGTCGACGCACCACCGGTACGCAGGGCCCGCGGCGATTCCTACACCCTGGTCGAGGTCACCAAGATCGTCGCCGAGCTGGCCAGCACCCGCAACGGGGTGCGGTGGCTGATCGCGCTGCTTCTCGGGATGCGCCAAGGCGAGGTGCTCGGCCTGTGGTGGGACAACATCGACCTGGTCACCGGCGTCGTCACAGTCCAGGCCCGCTCGCACCGCAAGAAGGGCGGCGGGATGGTGAGGCGCCCGCTGAAGAATGACGACTCGATCCGCGACCTCGCCCTGCCGCCCGAGCTTGTGGCCGCGCTGAAGGAACACCGCAAGGCCCAGCTGGTCGAGCGTCTCGCGGCCGGCCCCGCTTGGGTTGAGGAAGGGTGGGTGTTCACCGGCCGGTCCGGTCTGCCGCTACGTCCGGAGCATGACCTGGACGACTGGTATGCGATGTGCGCCCGGGCCGGGGTGCGCCGGGTCAGGCAGCACTCAGGGACCAGGCACACCGTGGCCACGCTCCTACTCGAGGCCGGGATCAACCCGCGGATCGTGATGGAGCTCTTCGGCCACTCGCAGGTGGCGGTCACGTTGAACACGTACTCCCACGTCAAGGCCAACGTCGTCCGCTCAGCTGTCGACGGGCTCGCCGCATCAGTGTTCCCCACACCAGTGCAACCGGCCAATGCCACTAGTTTCCACACTAGCGGGGGTGGTTCGTAGCGAACCCCCGCGAACCTTAGCGGATTCGTTCCGTGCTCAGAAACGACAGACCCGCAGGTCAGAGCCCGCTACAAAAGCCCAAACTATTCACTCGTAATGAATAGGTCATCGGTTCGATTCCGATAGGCGGCTCCACAGGGAAAGGCTCCTGACCAGCAGAAACACCGCCCAGGAGCCTTTCCCCGTACCGACCAGGAGGAATCGATGCCACCACCAGCACCACTAGTTGAGGATGTACCGACCGTCCCAGACCTGGTCCGTGCTGCGATGACCCGCAAGGGCATGTCGACCCGTGAGGTTGCCGGACGCGCCGACGGCCGGCTGTCGCATTCCCAGATCGCGCGGATCTGCCGGGGTGAGACCGCCCAGATCCAGGCCGACTCGCTGCGGGCACTGTCCGAGGCGTTGAACATCCCCATCACGAAGCTGCGCAAGGCCAACGGCCACCAAGCTCGGGTGCCGACCTTGTTCATTTTGCCTGAACGCGCCAATGAATTGAACATCGCTGAGCGCCGGGTGGTCGTGAATATGATCGGTGCCCTGCTCGCAGCCCACGACAGCCAGCCCAGGTGAATATCCCTGGAGCCCGACCGGCCAACCAGGTCATCGAAGCGGCCGCGCAAGCCGACCGCGCCCGCGCCGAGGGCCTGGTGGATGAGCACCTGGTGACGTTGATGCTGGCCCGTCGAGCGTTCATGGGCGAGGCGGGTATGCCGCCCCGGGCGTACCTGGTAGCGGCCGTCAGTGACCCGTCAGCGGACGCCTACGACCAGGTCCTGATCGCACGGATCGAGGCGCATCTACGGCGCTGACGCAGCAGAGCGCCCCACCTCCGCGAGGGAGATGAGGCGTTTCGTTCTGCCAGGGTTAGAGCTTCAATGCTACCCGATCGAGGCAGGGCATAACCGGGACATATGCCCTAGCGGGTCAGGTCCAGCCAGAGCAGCCGGACCCGACGCCAGAGGTATCGCATTTAGGTGCCGGTCACGTTGTCGAGTGCCCGAAGTTGCAGCATCACGAGTGCGCGTACTGCCTTGGTGGTCTGCGCTTGGGTCGGTGCGGCCAGCGCGAGGTAGGCGAGTCCTTTTGCGCGGAGGTCGTCGTCGTTGGAGTCGGTCAGCGAGAGAGTGACGGTCCCGCTGCTGATGACGTTGTTGTCAGCCTTGGTGGGGTCGAACCCGCCGAGGCCGTAGGTCGTGGTTGCAATATCCATGTTGGGGTCTGCCTCCGCTTAATGATGAATGGGTCAGGCAGCCCTAACAGCCACGATAGGTCCGTACTGTGAAACGCCTGTGAGTGCAAGGGTGGTGGGCAGCGCACCCGATACGCCGGACTGGTAGTAGGACGACTGCAGTTGCGCTTGGAGAATTCCGTTGAGGGTTGTCGATCCAATCTCCGCGAACCCGCCGGAGTAGACGCGCAGGGTCGCGGAGGCGGTCTGGTTGACCATGGCAAGCCAGATGATCCCAGCCGGGACCGCTTGGCTGATCGTTGTTTCAACCTTTGCGGCGGCGGTGGTGGCGACAGTTCCCGCATCGAGTAGGAGCGTGGTCGGGATGTCGTTGGCGTCTCCGAGGTAGATGCCCAGACGGGTGACACCCGTGGCGATCCCGGTCACGACCTCAATCCCGAGCCTGTCCAGGGTGCAAGCGACGGGCACCTCGAACGGCATGAGGTAGAGGTAGTTGACGCCTGGGTCGCCCGAGGTCATGTTGCCGCTGTGAATGTAGTACCGGCCCGACTTGAACGACTTGAGAAACCCGCCGCCAACCCGTGCGTAGGTGGAACTCCCTGACCACTTCGCCACATCCGTGGCGTAGGCCGCCGAGCTGGTGTGAGCGACGGTCGCCGTGACCACGTCGTTGCTCGGGTTGACCACCTGAGCGCCCAGCAAGTACCCCGCGCCCGGAGCCCACTTGGGGACAAACGCAGCATACAAAGTCGCATTCACCGCGGCCGGCAACTGGCCAGTCGCCTCATCAAACGACACAAGCTTCTTCGTCACGTCAGCTTCCGATCAGGTAGAGGCCGGAGCCTGGAGGTTCCTCGAGGAGATGCTGCACAAAAAGCCCAGACCCTGCCGGGTCTTCGAGCATCAACGCGGCGATCAAGCCGGAACCCGTCGGGTCCTCAGCAAACAGTGACGCCGCGACGGGCGTATCCGCAGGTGGGTTGCCACATGAGCCACCCCACCACGTGGACCCGTGCTGACGCCGATGAGCAGGGAGCCCACCATCCGGGACTCGCACAGGTATCGCCATGGGCTCAGTTTGCGGGTGTTGCGTGTGGTGTGTGCCATGCCACGCCGTCCAGTCAAACCCTCACCCGGCGCCGGGTGGTGCGAGGACGATGCCGTGGGGCGCCCCACATGCGGCCTGAGTCGTAGGAGGGAGTGAAGGCCGGAGGCCCTGGGTAGATCGGCACCAGCTCCTCCGGCAGGTCTGCGCGGGCGGCACAGTTGCACGGCCATGGGGCTTCGCATGTCACGTCGTGGTCCATGACGGTGCTCTTTCGGTAGGGGTTATGCGGGTGGTGCGAGGATGATGGACGCCAGGATCAGGACCAGCCCGGCTGCGAGGGTCCGCAAGCTGCGCCTAACGATGGGGTCGATGCGGACTTTGATCCGTGGCGCGTCGGAGTAGAAGAACCTTGCCTTGATGCTGCGCGCGCGGGCCTCGGCGTAACCCGGAGACCGAGGCATAGGCATGGGCGCTAGCCCTCGGTGACGGAAGCGGGCTGCGTCGCCAAGAACGGCAGGAACCGGGCCAGGAACCGGTCGACCACAGGCAGGGCCATGACGCG